TATTAAGGATACACAATATTGCGGTTGCAGTAACAGACAAAAACGGAAAATCTCCTGATGGTAGCACAGGTTCTGCAGCAGCCCAATTCCAATTACTAACACAATCTCAAAGCGCAATAGTATTGGCTTCTAATAGGTCAATTGTAGCGAGTGGTTTAGTCAATTGCTATTTCCCTACTGCAGGTGTTGCTTCTGTTGTATCAGATGAGTTCGATAATATGCCTCAACTTTGGACTAATGGTTACTTAATTGCTGTAGACCAGATGTTCTTAGGGTTTCAATCCTCAGCAGGTTTTACAGATGATTTGACTTGTTCTATAGTAATGGAATGCACAGTAGAAACAATGACTCAAGCGGCTGCCATGGCATTAGCTCTTTCCCAACAATGAGGCCTAATAATGGCTAATGTTGGAACTGGGCAAGGAGACGAATTAACGCCCAGAGAGCGTGAATTTATCCGCCAATATGTGAATATGGGTATGCAACTTGAATTAATGATTGGCAATAGAGGTGGATTGCTCGGTCGAGGACTGGTAGAATTATACCATAGAGACTTATTTAATTCTCCTTTAGTGTTAGATAGAGGTGAAAGAGAAGATTTATTCACAGATACTGCAGCAGTAGCCAAAAAAACTGGCAGAAAAGTTAGAAGAAAAGTATCAGGTTATCAAAAAGAATTCGGAAAACAATTGAAGAAATTGAAAAAGAAACACCCTAGAACAAAAATTTCAAGATTAATGAAAAGAGCTCACACAGCAACAAAGAAAATTAGGAAGTAATTATTATGAAAGATATGAAATCAACAATGACATTGAGAGGAAATGTAGAAATGACAGAAGGTGCAGGTTATCAATTGCATAATATCTTTGAATATGCCAATGTTCTTGACATTGGAAAGGGTTGGAAGATTGATGGTTATAGAGTCTGGATTCAAGATTATCGATTAGATACACAATCAAATGACCTTGCTACTGCATCGGTTGAATCATTCTTATCAACTGACGTTAATATTGTTGGAAATATGCAGGGAAATTGTCAAGATAATAGACAAATTGCATGGGGAAATTATACATTAGGTCACGGAGCAGGTGACAAAGTCGCTACAACAAGAGTTCAAGGTTGTCGAGATGAGTTTATTTGGACAGACCCAGACCATTTAATTCAAGACCAACTAAATCTATGGACAAGATTCGGCGCTTCATCAGTAATCGAAGGTCAAACTAGAAGATTAAACTATATTGTGTATATGAGACAGTTTGAAGTTACTCCATCAGAATCGATAATTCAGAATATTAAATCAAAAGCACAAGATATTTCCTCTTAGAAGACCCGCAAGCATAGTTCTTTTTTGGTTTACTCCCAATATTGGTAATATATTGTCCCTATTAAGGAATCATTTAACTCCTTACATAGGGGGTGTGAAGCATCTTTTAGATGTAAAGCAATCATTGCATTCGATATGAGTCGCTGATGGTGAGTTTTAGCCTTCTGTAGTGCATCAATATGATGCATATTAACATCTTCTCTAACAATCATGTCTGATAATCGAGCCGATTTCTTCTGCTTTTCCCAATTGTTATAGATAATAGCTGCTTCTTCGCTCAATGTTGCTGAAATTAATTGCTTCATTTTGTATCACCATGTTTAGGAACATTCAAAACACTCTCTAAATGTATCAATACATCTTCTAATTTATCTCTAATCTGCATTAACTCATCCATTACATCATCAACTCGTCTGTTATTCTCTGAATACAGTTAGAACATAGCATATGTTCAGGGCTAAATCGTTGGTATTGTTGGCATAAAAAGCAGTTATTCGCGTCCATTAATCAACCGGAGAAGGTCTTTCAATATAATATATTGCTTTTTTTGATACATCAAGCGGGTAGTTTATAGAATATATGGCCTCTTGTGGCGAACGCGGCGTAGGAAGAACCTACTCAAACCGGTTGGGGTAGGCACGTTCGACTTACCTGATTACCGCTTCGCGGATTGGATAAAAGTGGGGAAAACAGCGTGCATGTTTCCTAATTCCGGTAAACAATGTTCATAAACCGGAAATACCTCCGCTAAGCATGGCAAGAAGCGATTCGTTCTTTATCCGAGTAGATGTAACAGAGACAGCAGCAAACACCTATACCGAAACAGGTGTCGATTTGGGAGCTTATGTTGATGCTCTAGGAAAATCAGTATTAAGGATACACAATATTGCGGTTGCAGTAACAGACAAAAACGGAAAATCTCCTGATGGTAGCACAGGTTCTGCAGCAGCCCAATTCCAATTACTAACACAATCTCAAAGCGCAATAGTAT